GAAGAGTGTAATACAACTGTTTATTCAAGAGCAAGAGAAGACGTGAGAGAGTGCGAGTGTGGACGAGTAATGGTCTACGGAGGTTTTCTAACTCACTTCAAATATGATATCAAAGATAAAAAAACAAAATTCAAAACCCTCAAAATGAACATTAAAGCAACTCCAAACGATCTTTATAACGATTATGAAAACATGGAAGATAAATTTGGGTTGATCAAACAAAAGAAACAAGAAACCAATTCAACTTATACATTTTAGGAGATAATCGTGAAAAAGTGGAAAAAAGGAGAGGACGGTTGGGATGATGCGCTTCAAGATTTAGCACATCGTTATAAAGGTCTCGGCGGGGGACCAGATAGCGAATCTTCAGTTCATGCTTCAAAACAAGATATTAAAGAAGGTTATGCTTGGTTCTGGTCTGATAACAGTGATGTTTCTAATCTTATCCAACGCTCTAAGGAATATATTTTAGAAGTAAGAGACTTCGGTGGTAATGTTTCAATGAAAGTTGATAAACGTGCTTACCGTGGAACTATTTATGCTTTTAGACCTGATAAGAACGGGAGTATAGGGGAGGAAGAAGTTGTCTAAAAAGAAATCTGCTGGTCGCTTATCAATAGACCAGATGAGAAAATTAATTAATAAAAAAGCAGGACAGGAAGTCTCTGTTGACTTAGCAGACCCAAACAATCCAACAACTGTAAAGCAATGGATTCCAACAGGCGCTCGTTGGTTAGATAGTATTATCTGCCGAGGTAAAGTTGCTGGTATTCCAGTTGGTAAAGTTACAGAGATTGCTGGTCTGGAAGCAAGTGGTAAGTCCTATATGGCAGCACAAATAGCAGGTAATGCCCAAAAGATGGGCATTGATGTTGTTTATTTTGATTCAGAGTCGTCACTTGACTTTAGTTTCTTGGAGAAAGCAGGATGCGATCCTTCAAAGATTCTTTACGTTCAAGCAACCTCGGTAGAGTTTGTCTTGGAAACAATCGAGGAACTACTCTCTTCAACAGACAGTCAGTTTCTTTTTATCTGGGATAGTTTGGCTCTTACTCCTTCTATTTCAGATGTAGAAGGCGACTTCAACCCACAGTCAACTATGGCGGTTAAAGCACGCATTCTATCCAAAGGAATGTCAAAATTAACTGTTCCTATTGCGAATAGTCAGTCTACTTTCTTGGTTCTAAATCAGTTGAAGGACAACATCACTCGTTCTCCTTCTGAAGCACTTACCACTCCTTACATGACACCGGGTGGTAAAGCAATGATTTACACCTATTCGCTACGCATTTGGTTGACCCGACCAAAAGCAAAGGCATCTTTCGTCACCGACGATAAGGGTTATCGTATCGGCAATACTGTGAAAGTAAAACTTGAGAAGTCTCGTTTTGGTTCACAAGGTCGTCAGTGTCAGTTCCAAATCCTCTGGGGAGACACCGTAGGTGTTGCTGATGAGGAAAGTTGGTTTGATGCCATTCAAGGTTCAGAGCAGCTAGAACGCTCTGGTGCTTGGTATGAACTCAAATATGCTGACGGAACTGGTGAGAAGTTCCAATCAGCACATTGGTTGACTAAACTTCAAGACGACAAGTTTAAAGCCCGTGTTTTAGAAATCATGGACGAAGAGGTTGTTATGAAGTTTGATAAGCGTTCAGGAGACGCAACCGAGTTCTACGAAGAAAGTGCTTGACTTTTAGTATAATTTAGTTTAGTATTCTATCATGGAGTGCAGAACTAAAACCCTCTCTAAAAAAGAACAGAACTATGTTGAGTTGGCGTCTCGGATAAGTTATCAATCCGACCACCATCATCGACATGGTGCTGTTCTTGTAAAGGGTTCCCGTGTAATAAACACCTCCCACAACAAAACCAAGTTCAACTCATTTGCTTCTCGTTTCTTTCCAAGACAAAAAGAGTGGGCAACTATTCATGCCGAGTTGGGTTCTATTCTAAATGTAGAAAGAAAGAACACAGAAGGTGCTACGGTTTATGTTGTGAGAATGAGTATAGAAGATAAACTAAGGATGAGCAAACCATGCGAAATGTGCAAAGCAGCGATGAAATGGGTAGGAATAAAAAAAGTAGTCTATTCCACCAACACAGGGTTCAAGGAGATGAAACTTTGAGCGAACGAATTATTATTATTGACGGACTAAACATGTTCCTACGAAACTACATTGTAGTCCCACAAATATCAAAAGACGGACAACCTATCGGTGGAACAACTGGTTTTCTCAAGTCCTTACAGAAACTTTGCCGTGAAATGAACCCAACCCAAGTTATTGTCTGCTGGGACGGACGAGGTGGTTCTCGCAAGCGCAAACAGCAAAACAAGAACTACAAAGAGGGTCGTGCCCCTATTCGTCTCAACCGCAACTTCAAGGTTTTGACGGAGGACCAAGAAAAAGAAAATAAAATTTGGCAAATGGAACGCATTTGGAACTATCTGAATAACCTTCCAGTAGTCCAACTAATAGCAGACGAAGTAGAAGCAGACGACATTATTGCTTACCTTTGTCGTTATTCGTCTCTAAAAGACGCTCAAAAGATTATTGTTTCAAGCGATAAAGACTTTTATCAACTGCTGGACCATAACACTATTCTTTACAGACCAGTTCAGAAACAATTACTAACACAGAAAACTGTAATAAAAGAGCACGGCATTCACCCAAACAACTTTGCTCTTGCCCGTGCTATTGTTGGAGATAAGTCAGACAACCTTGACGGAGTTCCCTCTGTTGGACTAAAAACCGTAGCAAAACGCTTTCCTTTTTTTGAGAAAGAAGACGATGTTTATCTCAATGATCTAATAGAGTTCTGCGAGAACCAGGAGAGCACAGCAAAGGTGTACGATGCCATAACAGAGCATAAAGACCTTGTGCAATCTAATTATAACCTGATGCAACTGTATAGCCCAAGCCTTTCGGCACAGACTAAACAGAGTATCGAATGGATTCTTGACAACTTCGAACACACCTTCAATAAAACTCAAACACAAGTTATGATGCTGGAAGACGGAATCAATGAGATTAATTGGAACGGTATGTTCGAGCAGTTCGCAAAAATCCAAAGGGATAAAAAGGAACTTAATAAATGAAGAACTTAAAACCAATTTTTATTGAAAATAGCAAACTACCTGTCTGGTTATCAAAGATTGCCCCTATTGACGTATGGGCATTTTCCGCTGGACCATTTGTTGTTTGCCGTGGAGAGTTAAACGAGAAAACAAAAACTCACGAGACAATTCACTTCTTACAGCAAGTTGAAATGTTGTTTGTCCTTCAATGGATATTGTATGGGTTATTTTATGTTATTGGTCGCTTTACAAAGGGAAGTTGGAAAACTGCTTATTATGGCAACCCATTTGAAATGGAAGCCTATGTGAACGACACAGACCCAGAATATCTAGCAAATAGAAAATGCTGGGCATGGACAAGTCACGTAAGAGATTTGTTTAGTCGTCAAAGATAAAAGCAACTAGTTACCTATAGGGGTGTGGTCATCTTCACACCCACTATGGGGGCTCAAATGAAAAAATTATTTATTACCATTCTACTAACACTATCATTCACCGTAACAGCAAAACCACCAGAAGGAAAGTCAAAGTTCTATGACTTCGGAGATCAAATGATTGACGGCGAAATCAACAAACCAACTGGTGAATTTATCGACGCTCGCAAAGGAGCAAAGTTCGATAGACTGCTCAGACTGAAGAAATCTTTTCTACCTAAAATGTTTCTCACAGCAAAAGACAGAATTTTTAAATAAAATAGCACTTGACTATGCGTTTAGTATAAGTTAATATGTATTTACTGTGTAACCCAGGAGGCACCAAGTGCGTAGATTTTTATACAGTTTTGGCTTAATGCTTTACATACTGTTATCTAGCGCCTTCGTACAACCAATGGACATGAGTGAAAACTCAAACATTTCAGACACTTCCGAGACTAGTAAAGGCAAAAAGAAAAAGAAAAGAAAGCGTTTACCAAGACGCTAAACTTTTTTGCCTTATAACTCTCACGACTTATAAAATAGTTCAGATTCAACTTGACTTTTGAAAGAATAAAGGTTATATTTATATCCACCCAAACAGCGAGGAGTTAATGGATAACTTAGGAGTTTTTGGAAAGACATTCCAAGAAAATATGTGTAAACTTATGGTTTACGACCGGTCTTACTGCGACCAAATGCAGGAAGTGCTGGACGTAAAATACCTAGAACTAAAATACCTTCAGGTGTTTACAGAAAAACTTTTCAACTATAAAAAAGAATACGGTATTCACCCAACAAACGAAACACTAAACTCTGTTTTAAACACAGAACTAAACGAAGAGAACGAAGTAATCCAAAAACAAGTAATGGACTACTTTGTAAAACTAACGGCATTCCCAGACATTCAAGACCGAGACTATATTGTCTCAAAGTCTGTGGACTTCTGCCGTAAGCAAGTTCTCAAAAAAGCGATGATGAAGTCTGTCCCGCTTCTAAATAAGTGTTCTTTTGAGGAAATAGAAAAACTTATTTCAGATGCTCTACGACTTGGTATTAGTAACGACCACGGTTATGATTACATCAAAGACTTTGAGGCACGTTTTATTGAAAGAGCGCGAAATCCTATTTCTACTGGTTGGTCAAAAATAGATAAAATAACAAAGGGTGGGGTTGGTCAAGGAGAACTTGTAGTTGTCGTTGCTCCAACTGGTGCTGGAAAGTCACATGTTTTGGTTCATCTTGGAGCACAGGCACTAAAACAAGGTAGAAATGTGGTTCATTTCACCCTAGAATTGGCAGATACAGCAGTTGCTCAACGTTATGATGCCTGTCTTACCGGTATTCCACTTGACGACCTTATAAATCAAAAAGATCAAGTTTTTGACACGGTTAAGGATATTGACGGACAACTTATTATTAAAGAGTTCCCAACAAAGTCTGCTTCTGCTGTCACTCTAAAGAACCATTTAGAGAAGATTAGACAGACAGAAATGGAAATTGATATGATTATTGTTGACTATGGCGATTTGCTAAAAAGTTCAACAGTTCGTAAAAATTCTGAGAAAAGACACGAGTTGGAATCTATTTATGAAGAACTACGAGGAATTGGTCAAGAGTTCGGCTGTCCAGTCGTAACCGCATCACAGACCAACAGGAAGGGTCTAAACGAAGAAGTAATCACAATGGAGTCGATCTCCGAAGCATTTAATAAATGCTTCGTTGCTGACTTTATCATTAGTTTATCCAGAACCATCAAGGATAGAAATGCTAATGTTGCTCGCATTTTTGTCGCTAAAAACCGAAACGGTCCAGACGGAATAGTTTATTCTGCGTTTATGGATACTTCGAATGTTGCTATCAAAGTCCTCGATAGAGAAGACGTTGTGAAACTACAACTGCAACAACAAGCAAAAGAACAACAAAAAGATTTCTCAAAAGCAAGAGAAGTTTTTAGAAACATGAAACGATAAAGGAGAAGAACATAATGCCACAAGACATTGCTAACAAGACACTATCAGATATTACAGTCCACATGAAATACGCAAAGTATTTACCAGAGAAAGAGCGAAGAGAAGTTTGGTCAGAATTAGTTGACCGAAACAAAGCAATGCACGTAAAGAAATTTCCAGAGTTGGAAGAAGAAATTAATGCTGCTTATGAATATGTATATGATAAAAAAGTTCTTCCTTCTATGCGTTCGATGCAGTTTGGTGGCAAGCCTGTTGAAGTTGCCCCTAATCGTATCTTTAATTGCGCTTATCTTCCTATTGATGATTGGCGTTCGTTTCATGAAGTTATGTTTTTACTTCTTGGAGGCACTGGTGTTGGTTACAGCGTACAATTTCATCATGTCAGGGAATTACCAGAAATTGTTCACCCATCTACAAAGCGTACTCGACGCCATCTTATCGGTGATTCAATAGAAGGTTGGGCAGACGCAGTTAAAGTTCTTATGAAGTCTTATTTTGTTGGCGGTTCTAAAGTTCGTTTTGACTATAGCGACATTAGACCAAAAGGTGCTAGTCTTGTTACTTCAGGCGGTAAAGCACCAGGACCACAACCTCTCCGTGAGTGTCTTGTAAAGTTGGAGGGTCTGCTCTCAAACAAAGAAGTTGGCGAAAAACTTACTCCTATTGAAGTTCACGATATGGTTTGCTATATCGCTGACGCTGTTTTAGCGGGAGGCATTCGTCGTGCTGCTCTTATCTCTCTATTTTCCGCAGGAGACGACGAAATGATTGCGGCAAAAAGCGGACACTGGTGGGAGAAGAACCCACAACGAGGTAGAGCAAACAACTCTGTTGTTCTTATGCGACACTTGGTCACAGAAGAGTTCTTCAAAGACCTTTGGTTCCGTGTAAAAGCATCAGGAGCAGGAGAACCAGGGTTTTATTTCTCAAATGATAAGGATTGGGGCACCAACCCTTGCTGTGAGATTGCCCTTCGACCTTATCAGTTCTGCAACCTTACAGAAATCAACGCTTCTGACGTAGATAGTCAAGAGGAAATCAACGCAAGAGCCCGTGCTGCTTCATTTATCGGCACTCTACAAGCGTCTTACACCGACTTCCACTATCTACGAGACGTTTGGCGCAGAACAACAGAGAAAGACGCTCTCGTTGGTGTCTCTATGACCGGTATTGCTTCTGGAAACGTCCTAAAACTGAATATGAAAGAGGCATCTTTGGAAGTAAAGAAAGAAAACCGTAGAATAGCGAACCAAATAGGCATCAAACCAGCAGCACGCACAACTTGTGTTAAACCAGCAGGAACAACAAGTCTAACACTTGGCACTTCCTCTGGCATTCACGCTTGGCACAACGACTACTACATTCGTCGCCTTCGTGTCGGTAAAAACGAGGCTATTTACACTTATTTATCTATCAACCACCCAGAGTTGGTTGAGGACGAGTTCTTCCGACCACACGACACAGCAGTTATTTCTGTCCCACAGAAAGCACCAGAAGGCGCTATTACACGAGACGAAACTGCTATGGATATGTTGGAGAGAGTAAAGAAAGTTTCAACAGAGTGGGTCAAAAGCGGACACCAAAAAGGTCAAAACACTCATAACGTTTCAGCAACTGTCTCTATCCGTGAAGAAGAGTGGGAAACTGTTGGTGAGTGGATGTGGGAGAACCGTGATGTTTATAACGGTCTTTCAGTTCTTCCTTATGACGGTGGAACCTACAAGCAAGCGCCTTTCGAGGACTGCGACGAGGAAACTTACAACCGCCTTCTCCAAACTCTACAAGACATTGACCTATCAAATGTTGTAGAAATATCCGATAACACAGACCTCAAAGGCGAACTGGCTTGTGCTGGTGGTGCTTGCGAAGTTTCCTAAAAAACCCCTTGACAAAATAATAAAATTTTATTATTATATACCCATGAAGAAATCGATAATTGGTTTGGTCCTCGCACTTGCTCTTGGGTGCGAGGTAAGACCTTTACCACTTTCAAGAGTAAACTTTGCTACTCAATCACAGCAGTCTATTGCTGCTTGCGAGTATAACTTTTATCATAATGGACCAAGAAATTATGAATACTGTTGGTCATACGACAGTTTTGGAGATTGTGAGTGTTTTAGAACGCTAGATACTACCATCATAGATCACGAGTGTTATGTTGACTACTGTTTCTATTGGGATACTTGCCAATGGGAAACTTATGATTACATTTGCTATTAAGGAGAAAATATGAATCAAGCAATTTTACAAGTCGTCGAGGACGAAACAGAAGACAAGAAATCAAAAGAAGAGTATATCGTTAGTTATCTTAAGTCCATGATTGCGCTAGAAGAAGCAATCGAACCTTATAAAGAGCAAAAGAAAGAACTACGAGGTGAGTATATCGAGAACGGTTGGCTCACAAAAGAAGACATTTGGTCTGCTGTAAAAGCACTTCGCATGTATCAGAAGTCTGCTGACCTTGATGCAGTAAACGAAATGTTCGACATTATTGAGAAGAAGTTTGGTTTGAAGGAGGAAGTATGAGTTTAGACCCACGAAATCGTTTCCTATTACTGGAAGAAGCGCCGAAACAAAAAGAAGAAGATAGTCCGACTATCCTTCTGCCGGATGATTATAATGTAAAAACAAACCCGTTCGCTGTTTATAAAATTAGTCAAGTGTCTACTGACTGCACAAAAGTCAGCATCGACGACGTTGGTTCTCTTGTTGTCGTAAATGACGCTATGGTTGAGACAGCAAGTTTAGACCAAGGTGAGTTTCTATTGATTCAAGAAAACCACGTTTATGGAGTTTTTGGGGAGTAAGCATGATAAAGAGTGTAGAGTTGTTTGGTGATGGAATAGGTAAAGTTGACTTTATCGCTCACATGGGTTCAGACATGACTATTGTCAATAGCGCCCGTGTCTCATTCGGTAAAGAAGTCGAAGAGATAAATGAGAAAGATAAAAAACTTATTAACTATCTGATAAAGCATCGCCACACTTCGGTGCTGGAACACTGTTCTGTTACGTTCCGTGTGAAGGTGCCGCTCTACATTCGCTCCCAGCACCACCGTCACCGCACTTGGTCTTATAACGAGATCAGTAGACGCTACACAGAAGTTGACTTGGAGTTCTACGAACCAAAAAGGTTCAGAACCCAACACAAGTCAAACCGACAAGCGTCTAATACTGACGACCTTATTAACCCAAGTGTAACTAAAAACTCAAGTAATTTTGCTTTTAATGGCGTAGTTCACATTCCTGACTATCCCGCTTCGGAGGCAGTTAGAGATCACCACGTTAAAAGTTTAGAACTTTTTAACAGACTTATCGAAGCAGGAGTTTGCCGAGAACAAGCACGAGGAGTACTTCCACAGAACCTTTATACAACTTATTATGCAACTTGCAACCTGAACAACCTACTTAAGTTTATTGACCTCCGCACTCACGAAGGCGCACAGTGGGAAATCCAGCAACTTGCCAAAGGAATGTTGGAAATCACCGAAATGCTTTTCCCAATAACAGTGGAGGCTTGGAAGGAGAACACGGTTTGATAGGAATTATAGTATTAAGTTTATTAAGCACACAACAAGAACCAAGTTATAATTACAACGACTTATTAGTAGAAGCATACGAATGTAAAAACGCAAAAGAAAAAGCAAAAGAATCAGGAATAATAGAAAAACTAATAGAAATAGAAGACACTTACTTTGTAAAACACAATATCCCAGACGACCTACGAGGAATGCTGCTTGCTGCCGCTTGTTCCGAAAGTGGTTATGACGGACAAGCAAAAGGTGATTGGAAAGTAGTAACTAAAAGAAATAGAGAATACAAAGTCCCAATGGCAAAAGGCATTCTGCAGTTCTGGCAATGGGCTGAAAAGAAATATGCCCTTAACCGACTTGACCCTATTAACTCAGCACACGTTTGGATGCAACACATCGTAAAGACTTACAACAAAAACCGTTGCAAAGAATACAGACTTACAGATAAACAAAGATGGTTAGCAGCATGGGCACAAGCAGTAAGAGGAAAACAAACGAAAGAAAATCGCTACCGTTGCTTTGAACGAACCAGACACTGGAAAAAACTTAGAAAATGGAAGAAAAACTTTAAAAACCATGAACCAGAATGTTAATATAACAATAGGTGGAAGTTTAGAAGCCCTTCAATGGGCTTATCAGCACGGGACTAGACTGATAATAAATAAACTTTCATTCCCTCCTCCCTACAAGTCCTCAAGCGAAAAACTCGCTTGGGGGCTACTTTACTACAAACTAATGATGGACGGCAAGATAATCGGTGGTGATTATGTAAATGCAATCCGCATCGACGACGACGACATTATCGTTGCCTGTAGAAACAACGTAATAAATAGAATAACTTACGAAAACATTACAGTCTTCAACGACGAAAATGTAATGGGTTTACCAGACCAAGTAAAAGAAGCAGACCACTACGTCATTACAGACGCTATGTATGCTGTTTCATTTGTTTTCAAAGACGCAGGGTTTATGCTGAAAACTGGTGATGACTTGGTTTCTGAACTCCACGTCAGCAAAGAGTCTATCAATAGTCCCGCAAAAATAGTAGCAATCTCAAACTTAAACAGAAAACAGTTGCACGACTTTGATTATTCTGATACAATGGCGAAGTTCAAAACAGAAACACTCCTCAAAGAAGCAGGGTTTATGGGAAACTTCCACAGTAGAGACGAAATAGTTTTAGAAGTGGAACAACGAGACATCCAACCCAAAATGAACTTCTACGAGGACACAGAAAAAATAAAATTTATTTATGAATGACCCCGCACTAACCATAAAAAACCAAACTCAAATAAACCTCGCAGGAATAGTTCCAGTAGCAGGACAACCTCTTGACTTTAACTTTCCTTGGCACGATAGTCTAATGCCCATCGGTCACAACTATCTTGCAGTTGAGAAAGCAGTTTTTGACTGTGTAGTTGCAGGGTGTAACACCGTTTGGTTAGTCTGTCCCAAAGATATGCAACCTCTTATTCGTTATCGTTTGGGAGATTGGGTTGTAGACCCTATCCGCTACGACAAAGGTGCAACCTTCGGCAAACGCCCAAAAGTCTATGAAGTTCCCATTTACTACACTCCTATGCACCCAAAAGATGTGGGACGACGAGACTGTCTTGCTTGGAGCATTATTACAGGCGCTCAATATGCTTGGCACGTAAGCAGAAAGATAAGCCGCTTCGCACACCCAGATAAATACTTTGTTTCATTTCCCTATGGAATGTTCTCACCTTGGTGGTTGAAAGACCACAGACCAGCGATAAGAAACACAAGCACAAACTTTTATGCTGAATGCGACAACAAAAACTTTAAAGACGGTTCCTTCTTGCCCTTTACTTTTCTTTCAGAAGACTTTTTAGAATGTCGTAAGCATTTTAGAAAGAGCGAAGTAAAAGGCTATGACGACGAACTAAACAAACTACCAGCAGCCGAAAGTTGGACCGGTCGCTACTTTACACACGACTTTGTTTTCAGCAAAGTAAACACAGAAGGCGCAACAACTTGTAGTTTGCCTTGGTATTACGATGTTTCTTCATGGGAGGGACTAAAAACTTGGTTAGGTGGAGAACACAGTCTACCCAGACCAAAAGACTTTCTAATGTCTTATAATGAATGGAACCCACTTGGAAGGGACTTGGAGGAAGAATGAGCGCACCACGCTTTGGAATAACGTTCTGGATACGAGGTCTGGAACGTAAAGAAAAATGGAAACTTTATCGGTTTATGAGCGCAACACCCGGTTCAGAACACTTTAGTCTCAAAGACAATCTTCAGAAATGGATTAATGATGGGACTATTGATGAAATCGAGCAATATTTTGATAAAGATGAAATGAGAAAAGATTTTGTTAAACGTTTTGAGGAGGAAGAAAATGAAGAAACTAACGAAGATAATGAGTGAAGTGTTTTACCTTGTAGTGTTTTACACCGCTCTGGTTGCTTACACTATTGGTTATAAAGTTCAACACTTATTCAGCAGAAAGAAAGAGAAGTGATTATTGCTTGACAAATCTAATCTATTTTATTATGATAGACAGGTAAAAATCACTTGGAGAATAAATGACTGAAAGAACACAAAGTAGCATTCCATTCGTAGGTTTACACGCTCACAGCGGAACAGGTAGTCCATTCGACGGACTTGGATATCCAGGCGAACACATGGACTTCGCTTATCAAAACGGCAACGACGCCCTCGCACTCACGGACCACGGCAACATGAATGGTTTTGCCTATCAGGTCCAACACGCTCAAAAAATGATGAAAGAAGGCAAAGACTTCAAACCCATTTTTGGTGTAGAGGCTTACTTTCTTCCCAGCATTGAAGAGTGGCGACAAGAGTTAGAGAAGGCAAAAGAAGATAAGAAAGCAAAGAAGTCTATCGACAACTCTGCTTCCGGCACAACTATCGAAGACGAAGGCAACAAGCGAGAAGTCAAAAACCTTCTCAACAGACGCCGACACCTTATTCTTCTAGCACAAAACCAGACAGGTCTAAACAACATCTTTTCACTTGTCTCAAAGTCTTACCGAGAAGAAAACTTTTATCGTTTCCCTCGTATTGACTATGCTATGCTGAAAGAGCACAACGAAGGTGTTATTGCTGCCTCCGCTTGTCTCGGTGGTGTTTATGCTGGAAACTTCTGGGAGAACAAAGAAGAAGGCGAAGACGCTATTTTATCAGCAATGCGTGAGACAACCAAGAATATGGTTGATATCTTTGGCGACCGTTGGTATGGTGAACTTCAATGGAACAATGTTCCAGAACAACATGAATTAAACCGCCTAATTGTAAAAGTTTGTGGTGAATTTGGCGTTAAACTTATTTCTACCGCTGATAGTCACTATCCTAACAGAACTGCCTGGAAAGACCGAGAACTTTACAAAAGACTGGGTTGGTTGAGTAAAGGAATGCCAAAGTGGGCAACAAACACAGAACTTCCACAAGGCGTTGAAGAAATTGGTTATGAGTTATTCCCAAAGAATGGCGACCAAATGTGGGAGGCATACAAAGAATATTCCCAAAAAGCAGGAGTAGAATACGATGATAATCTTATCCGAGAATCTATTGAAAGAACGCATCAAATCGCTCACGAAAGAATTGAACGTTTTATGCCAGACAACACTGTTCGTCTCCCGAACTTCGTTGTTCCAGCAGGTCAAACTCCAGATAGAGCACTTGTCGCTGCTTGTGTGGATGGTCTACGAGGTCTTGGTCTAACCAACAAACCAGAATACGTTGAGCGTCTAAAAGAAGAAATGAATGTTATTAGTGAGCGAGGTTTCAGTAAATACTTTCTCACTATGAAGTCTATTGCGGACAAAGCAACAGAAGTCCAACTTACAGGTGCCGGTCGAGGTTCTGCTGCTGGTTCTTTGGTTGCTTATGCTCTCGGCATTACACAAGTTGACCCTATTAAATACAACCTTCTGTTCTCTCGTTTTATGACGAAAGATTCCAAGGACTATCCAGATATTGACTATGATGTGTCTTCTCCTATGGAACTAAAAGAAATGTTGATAGAAGAGTGGGGCGGCAACACAGTTGTGCCTATCTCTAACTTCAATAAACTACAACTTCGCTCTCTCATCAAGGACATTGCAAAGTTCTATGAGGTTCCGTTTGTGGAGGCAAACTCTGTTACTTCTAAAATGATGGCAGAAGCAACGCCTATTGCTAAAAAGAAACACGGCATTAAAGCGGGTGTTTACACTCCTACATTTGAAGAGGTAATGGAGTTTTCTGATTCTCTAAAAGCGTTTTTACGAAAATATCCAAAGATAAAAACACACGTAGAGGCACTTGTAGGTGAGGTCCGTTCTGTGTCTCGTCATGCTGGCGGTGTTGTTATTGGCGAAGAGTTAGATAAATACATGCCGCTTATCAATAGTGGCGGTGTAACTCAAACTCCTTGGTCCGAAGGGCAACACGTCCGACAGTTAGAACCTATGGGTTTTATCAAGTTTGACATTCTAGGTCTATCAACACTCAAAATGATTGAGGGGGCAGTCTATCACATTCTCAAAAAGCAAGGCAACCCCAACCCTTCTTTCGAGGACATTAAAAAATACTACGACAAACACCTCCACCCAGATAAAATAAACCTAAACGATAAGAAGGTTTATGAAAACATTTTCTGGGAAGGTAAGTGGGCTGGTATCTTTCAGTTTGCTGAAAAAGGAGCGCAGAACTTCTGTAAGTGGGTTAAACCAAAGAACATTATTGATATTGCTTCTATCACTTCTATCTATCGTCCTGGTCCCCTATCAGCGAATGTTCACGAAGACTTTGTGGAAGCAAAAGAAAATCCACGAGGCATTCGCTACGGACATGATATTGTAAAAGAAGTTACAAAAGAAACCTATGGTTTTCTTATTTTCCAAGAGCAAATCGCTTTGTTGGCACATAAGTTGGGCAGAGACCTTTCACTTGATGAAGGAAATAAACTTCGCAAATTGCTAACAAAGAAAGGCACAGGAGCAGCAGCAGAACAAAAAAATAAAATAAAACTTAAGTTTGTTGCAGGTTGTGTAGAAAAAGGATTAACAGAAGAATGGGCAGAGAAAATGTGGGCGAAGTTTGAGTTCTTCTCTGGTTATGGATTCAATAAGTCTCATGCTATTTCATATTCTATTATTTCTTTTCAATGTGCTTGGTTATTTAACTACTACCCCGATTGTTGGATGGCAGCATTCTTGGATAAAGAACCAGAGAGCAGAAAAGAAAAAGCAATCAATATAGCAAAGAAGTTTGGTTTCCAAATAGAACCAGTAAACATAAATAAGTCTGGTGTGGTTTGGGACATTGGCGACGATGAAACGACTCTTATTCAGCCTCTAACTTCTATCAAAGGTTTGGGAGATAAAGCGATTGAACAAATCATCGAACATAGACCATTTAACACTATTGAAGAACTTCTCTTTAGCAAAGAGATTCTTTATTCTAAACTCAACAAGAAAGCACTCGACGTTCTTGTCAAAGCAGAAGCAGTCACGGGACTAATGGACGACAGATTTGATAATCTTAAACACTTCTGGTTATCAGTCGTAGATAATAGACCAAAGACAAAGAAGAAACTTGGCGAGAACATAGAAGAAAGCAAAGGTTGCGAGGACTTTACCCGAGACGAATATATCCAAACAAAAACAGACATAACCGGCATGTTCCCCTTGACATTAGTTGTGTCTGATGATATAGTTCAGAGGTTAAGTTATTACAAAGTCCCAACTATTTCAGACTGGGACCATGACCTTGGTGTCGCTTGGTTTATTCCAAGAGAGATTATCCAACGCAAGACAGCAAAAGGTCGCTCTTATTATATTGTAAAGACAATAGATAAAAACAGCGTAATGAATGATATTCGCTGCTGGGGTGTAAACCCAGAGAAAGACACACTATTTATTAACCGCCCCTACATGGCGAAACTCAACTTTGATGAGCAATGGGGTTTCTCTTCTAAGGGTGGATTACAAAACTGGAAACTATTAGGATAAGGAGTTAATATGGAACTTAAAGTATTTCGTTTACGAGGCAACGCTAAACTACCAACCCGAGCACACGATGGTGATGCCGGAATGGATCTTTATTATTGCACAGAGAAAGGTGGACCGGATAGTGTCCCTGTCTATCCAGGCGAAACAAAAATGTTTCCAACAGGAATCAAGGCAGAAATCCCAAGAGGCTTTATGCTGGAAGTAAAAAACAAATCCAGCATTGCCGCAAAGAAACAACTTCTTGTTGGCGCTTGTGTTGTTGACTCTGGTTACGACGGTGAAATCTTCGTAAATCTTCACAACGTAGGCAAGCAAACACAATGGTTTAAGAATGGCGACAAGGTTGCCCAAGGCGTCCTTATTCCCGTAAATCTCTGTGAAATTGTAGAAGTTTCTGACCCTAGCGAACTAAATAAAGATAGTACCAGAGGTGAAGGTGCGTTAGGAAGCACAGGGAGTAGATAATATGAAAGAAATACTGAATGAGTGGAAAAGGTTCTTAAAAGAATCCTCACTATCAAGACTTTACAGACATATGCAGGAGCACGATAGTGCTGCTCTTTCAGCATTTAGAAATGAGTTTACAAAAAAAGAAAACCTAGAAAGAAACAGAGAACTAAAAGCAGAACTTCTCGGTAGAGGTTATGGTGTTACTCGCATTCTAGGTTCTTACATCGAGAACTTCGAGACACCAAAAGCAGTTGAAGTCGCAGAAGAAAGTTTCTTTGTCTCAAATAGAAAAGACGACCCCAACTTTAGAAATGAAATCGCTGGACTTGGCGAAGATTTCAACCAAGATTCAGTCCTTATCGTCCCAAAAGGCGCAGAGGATGCTTATCTTCTAGGAACCTCACCAGAAGGTGAGTTTCCACAATACGGCAAAGAAGAATCAGTCGGCGCTCTAAAAATGGGTGATGAAGCAGAGTTTATGTCTCGTGTTGGTGGTCGTCCTTACACTTTCAGCCCAAAAGACATAAACGAAGAGTTAGAAACTTATGAAAACCTTTCAAGAAACTCAAAAATGGCAGTAAAGTCTATTGTTGAGCGCAGAAACAAAGGTAAAAAGACTTCACAACCTAAATCTTGGTTTGAGGCAATGAAGAAAAGCAAACAAGGACTTGAATGGTAATGAAAAAACTATTAGAAAACTTTAAAAAATACTTGACAGAAGCGCCATTTAGTGATTATAATGAGGGAGGAAAAGTTACCCTATATCATTACGCCAACCCTTGGGACTTGGAAGAAGAATATGGTGAAAAAGCGCCAGAAAAGTTTGAGTTAAGTCCAGCAAAGTTTGGAAAGTCTTATCACTCAACACAAGAAATGGAAACAAGTTCAGTTCCAAGAGTTTTCTTTTATGTCAATAATGAAGACGTGGAAAAGATAGTTGTTGGAGGCAGAATACTCTACACAACAGAAGTTCCAGCAGATCAGATTTATGACTTGAAAACAGACCCAGAGGGTTATATCAAACAAATCAAACACCCTGTTTATGGTTTGAGAAAAGGCGAAGAATGGAACGAACTTTTAGAGTTTATAAGAGATGAAAGTCCTTACAAGGGCGTCTTCTATGGGAGATCATTTGACGTGGTTTCTTGGTTACATCCAATAGAGATTTATAAGAAAGATACGGAGGGATAATGAATATTGGACAATTAGTTTGGAATAACTATCACGGCGTTCTACGCTTTGGAACAATAAGTTCAAAACGAGTTGATGAAACAGGTTGGGCTTTTTATAAAGTAAACTGGCATAGCGATAATATTTACGAAGAAGCAATGGACTTTCGTAAGAAACTAACACACACAGACCATAGATTAGAAGAATATAGAAAAGATCAAATCACACCAATTTCTAAAGATTTCTTATCAAAAGTATTGCAAGAGGCTCCATAATGAGTCTTGAAAGAAAACTAAGACGCAAACAAGCACACAAAGCAAAGAAAGACGCAAACAAAGCACTAGCAACAAAAGTTGCACTTTTTGGAAATTTACCCAATAAATGCTTGACTTGTGAACAACCTTTTGATAAACTAAACCGAGAACAAGTAATGAGTTGGAATGTTGTTGTAAGACAACAGGAAGAAAAAGTTCATCTTTATTGTCCTGACTGCTGGGACAACGCACAACAAATAGTAAAAGATTATATGGAGGAAAAAGATGCAGTATTACCCTAAGACAATGAAAGGTTTACTTCTTAATGAGGACGTTGCCGAGCAACTTGGACTACTAGAAGAGTATCAACTCTATCAAGAGGATTATGACTACGATCCTTTCAACGAGGCATTCAACGAGAAATATGGCGTAGAACCAGAGTATCCAAAAGACTTCGAGTGGAAAAAAGGTGGATACGTTCAAGGTCTGCAAGGTTTTGATTGGGACAGAGAATACCTTCTTTTCGATACTTGGGTTGAAGAACAATATCCTGAAGAGTGGGAAAAGTTTATTGCAACTATGGAAGAGATGGATATTGACGTTATTGAGGGGTCTTGGGCAGAGTTAGGATGAATAAATACGAACTATTAGCATCTGAAATTGGTAAACTTACCGCAGAGAAAAATAAAGCCTATGGTGATTCTTTCTCAAAAGCATCGGACATTTTGCAAATTCTCTACCCAGAGGGCATCCCACCAAACTCTTATGATGATGCTCTTGCTATCACAAGAGTTATTGATAAGTTGTTTAGATTAGCAACAAGGAAAGACGCCTTTGGTGAAAGTCCCTGGAAAGATATTTGTGGTTATGCCCTATTAGGAATGGCGAATGATGAGGAGACTAAATGAAAGAAGCACTAACTTATGACGACGTTCTACTAACGCCACAGTTTTCAGATATTAGAAGTCGCAGCGAAGTTCACCTAACTTCCGCTCTTGACGATAATATAGTTCTACAACTCCCCATCATTTCGTCTCCTATGGATACAGTCACAGAGTCAGAAATGGCTTACATAATGGATTCGCTAGGAGGCATAGGGATTATCCACCGCTACAACTCAATAGAAGAACAAGCAGGTTTAGTTGCCGAAGTGGTAAATGCTGGCGCTGATAATGTTGGTGCTGCTATTGGTGTAAGCGGTGATTTCTTTGAGAGAGCACAAACTCTTGTAGAAAACGGTGCTAATGTTATTTGTGTTGACGTAGCACACGGGCACCACATTCTAATGAAAGAGACACTTGGTGTACTCAAAAAGTCTTTTGGTGAAGCAGTTCACATTATGGCAGGTAATGTTGCGACATTAGAAGGTATCAACGACCTTGCTAAATGGGGCGCTGATTCTATCCGTTGTAATATCGGTGGAGGTTCTATTTGTTCTACAAGGATACAAACAGGACACGGACTACCCGGTCTACAAACTATTATTGACTGTGCCAAGACCCAGCACGATGTTGCCATTATCGCAGACGGTGGTATTAGAACTGCTGGCGATATTGTAAAAGCACTTGCTGCTGGTGCCGACTTTGTAATGCTAGGTTCTCTTCTAGCAGGAACAGACGAAACACCAGGAGAAACTATAGCAACACCGGAAGGTCTTAAGAAGAGTTATCGTGGAATGGCGTCAAAAGACGCTCAACTTGCTTGGCGTGGATCTTATAGTTCCAACGAGGGCATTAGTGCTTTTGTTAGATATAAAGGTTCAGTTGTAAATGTTTTAGAAGACCTCCGTGGCGGCATGTTGTCTGGTTTGTCCTACTCTGGTTGTAGAACTATCAAGGGACTACAAACTAATGCCAAATGGACAAGACAAACCGCTGCCGGTCAAACAGAAAGTAGAACCCACATTCTAACTAAATGAAAAAAAGAAAAGCAAAACCCGAAGAAGCGAAAACCATAACTATTGATAGTCTGGAAACCTTAGACACCAACTTGAGAATAAAACTAAAGTTCGACGACATTACAAAGTTTTGGTTTTTTAATGAATACATTAAAGGTTATCTCTTGGATGACCCGCTTCTTCAACCCTTCATAGAAAAGGTAAAAGAAACAAGCATTATGGCGAGGAAACGAAAACTAAAAAAGAATCGCCAACTATACGAAAAGGAAAAAGAAATCATCAACAAGTTTGGATTAGACCCAAACGAAATAGAAGATATCTTTGACCTAATAGAAAGTGAGGAATAGTATGAGAAAATGTGCCACAGATAGTTTGGAGAACGACAGTATATGCAATAAAGAAGATTGTAGGTTATGGATTAAACACAATGAAGATCTAAATTGCACCTTGATTTCTGTAAAAAAGAATGGTAGATTAGGTCTTAAAGAAGTTGGCGAGAGACTAGGTATATCATATGTCCGTGTTTCTCAAATAGAAAAAGAAGCATTTAAGAAGTTAAAAAAGAAAAATTTTGACTTAGAAGACACTATTTATAACACATAACCTAAACCAAAAGATGCCAAGCATCTAGAAAGGAGATTGAGATGTCTAAAAAGAAGACTTTACTTGAAGAGGGCACAGTTCGCCGTTTTATGAAACTTGCTAACATGGAAGCAGTTGGAACTGGCTTCGTTAATGAAATGTATGCTGCCGACGAGGATCTAGAAGAAGGTGGATATCGCATGAAAGATGACGAAGATCGTCCAATGGAAGAGGAAATGATGCCTCCTATGCAGGACGACGAAATGGAAGAAGAGATGCCCGAAGATGAAGAAATGGAGGTTGACGATCTTGAAATCGAAGACGAAGGCGAAGAATCAGAAGAAGAAGTGGATATGGACGCCGGTGATATGGGCGAACTCACTCTCTCTGACGAAGAAGCTCAAGTATTCCTTAAAGTAGCCGACAAAGTTCGTGCTGCTATGGATGCTGCCGCTCCTGCTGAAGAACTCCCAGCACCAGACATGGGCATGGGCGACGAGGAAGACATGAGTGTCGAAATGGACGCTGAAATGGAAGAACCTGTCGAACCAGCAGACGCCGAAGAAGAGATGGAAGAGGAGCCAATGATGGACGACATGGTAAATGAGGTCGCCCGTCGTGTTGCTCGCCGCCTTAACAAGTTAAAAAAGTCCAAGTAATCTTTTTTACTATGACATTCCAATTGAGGATTTAGATGCAAGAGATCTTTTGGTTTTTCTTGGGTGGCTTCGTCTATCTAATGGTAGACAAAGCCATCACATTTTATAGGAAGGTAAAGTTTTTAAATGACATCCAACACCTCTCCTATAAACTTATTGGATATGCCTACCAACAGTGGGCAGCAATTACAGCCGCTAAGTACATTTATTTGGATTTAAATGAGCACGATGCTGAAGAAATTAAAATAATGAAGAATACGGACGAAGCGGACCTATTAGAGTGGAAAAAGGAAGCAGTCAAAGGTCTTAACGAGTCCGTTCCCCCTCGTTACCGCTCTGCCCTTAAGATAGATGGTTGGAACACAATTGTGGATACTATTGGAAATCATTATAATGGTATCCTAGAGGGTGATTACATTGTCAATAAGGAGGGCAATATAGATGCTGAAGACTAGAAACAATAAAGAAGAAGAAATGGAAGACGGCAAAGAGATAATCAGTCTCGCTGACTTACAGTTAGCCGCTGCTGCTAACGCACCAGAACCTCTACGAACCATTGGTCTTTTCGGAGACTTGGACGAAGAAAAAGTTGAGGACATTTGCTCTGGTCTTCTTTATTTAAAACACACAGCAAACGTCAATACTGACTTCCCACTAGGCAAACCAGAAGACCTGGAAGAAAAAAGCGAAGACGAAGAACCCAAAAAACCAGAACCAAAACCTATCACATTCTACATTTCAACTTGGGGTGGTGACGCTCTTGGAATGTTTGGCATTTACGACCTTATCAGATCCATCCGTGACGAGTGCCCTATCACAACTTACGGATTGGGCAAGGTTATGTCTGCTGGTGTTCTACTTCTCGCTTCAGGCACAAAAGGACAGCGTAAGATTGGTAAGCACTGCCGAGTTATGATGCACTCCGTTCGTGGCGGTCACGTTGGAACTATTCACTCACTCGAAAACGAAATGGTAGAAACCCGTTGGATTCAGAACCAACTTATCAAAGCACTAGTAGAAGAGTCAAACTTGACCGAGAAACAACTCAAGAAAATGCTTGGTAAAAACCTAGACCTTTACCTAACCGCAGAAGAAGCAGTTAAATACGGAATTGCCGATATCATCGTATAAGGAACTATTTATAATATGTCCGATCTTAAAACCCTCGTAGAAAACTACTTCGCTCCCAAACCAAAAACCTTGACAAAACAAATGTTATATGAGATATTTGATGAGGTTTTGAGAGAACAAGAGGAACAAGATACAGATCCTTTTGAACTTGACTCGTCTTTGAGCGGTGAAGAAGTCGCAAGTATTCTATTAGGAAAAATAGCACAAGTATCCTCAATTCCGAAAGATGTTAAATACAAATCAGGTAATCGTACAATCACATTAGATAATTTCGGACCACTTAAAAATAGAGACAAAATAATAAAAGACCTTATGAAAGCAGGAATTGTATCAGAGACAGAACCTTACCGAGCGGGACTGTCGCGAGATGGTCTTACAAACTATTATTTTCTTACAAAAGGTGGAAAAAAGCAGTTTATAAAATTAATTATGAAGCACGGCGGTAGTGCAACACTTGCTTCCAAAGGCGATAGTTTTGAAAAAACAGTTGCAAATCAAATCAATGCTTTTCTGGCAGATAGAATGTTAGAAGATGATTTTATTGCTGGTGTTATAGTTGATGCAACTGCAACTGCCGAGGGTGGATCTAGTGGAGAAAGCGATGTTGTTATTAAAGATACAGTTACGGGCAAAACACTTTTTTCATTTGAAACAAAAACAAGCAAAGGTAGCAGAGTAGATCTCGGTCAGTTTACAATAAAATACGAAAACGAAAAAGGTAAAAAAGGTCAGTGGGTAAAAGCCCCGAAAAAAAGAAGAAAAGAAACCGAGACGATGAAAAAAGTGTTTGATGAAATAAAAGTTTCCTTAAACACTGAAATAAGACCAGCAACAAATAAACCGTTCCCAACCGGTCCAATGATTAATAGCAAAGGGGCAGAGGATTTTTGGAATACCCTTGGAGAACCCAGAGGCAAAAAAAGTTTAAGTGGGGATGTCAGGGAATTTGAAATAAGTAAAAATTTAATACAAGAATATTACAGAGAAAAAGGTGATACATACGCTGTACTTGGGAATGACATTTATTCACTAGTAGAAGATAAAGATGCAGATTTGCCACAACTTTCTAGTGCTATCGAAAGAGCATACGCTCTCTTTAGGATAAAATATCATGGTCCCAATTATTCTTACACAGTTGCACTAAGGGCAGATTTTGCAAAAGATAGTAAACCTGGATTTACAAAATCATTAGAAAAAATATTTCCAACCCTTCCAAACCCAGAAGAGGATTAAGTGCTAATCCAAGAGCACTTTAAAATTATTTAAAAAACCACTTGACAAAATCCAATAACCTGTTATAATAATCCGCAGAGGTGTTTTTATGAAAGAATTTAGTAACTCCGAAGACCTACGAGGTCAGTTAGAAAAAGGAATAGAAACAATAGCACGTAATGTTGCTTCTACTCTCGGTCCAAAAGGACGCACAGTTATCCTACATCAGAAAGGCAAAATGCCTATCGCAACAAAAGACGGTGTAACAGTCGCCAAGTTTATTGACTTGGAACACCCATTCCAAAATGCTGGCGCTCAAATAGTAAAGCAAGCAGCAGAAAAGACAAACCAAGAAGCAGGAGACGGAACTACAACTACAACCGTCCTTACCTATGCTATGTATCGTGAAGCACAAAAGTATCTTGCTTCCGGTGCTGCTCCGGTAGAACTTAAAAAAGGAATGGACCTTGCCGTTGACTACTTGGTAAACCAGATAAAAGACCAAGCAACTCCTATCAAGTCTATCGACGACATTGAATCTATCGCCACTATTTCAGCAAACGGCGATAAAGTTATTGGTCGTCTTATCGCAAAAGCAGTTGACCTTGCTGGTAAAGACGGGTCGGTCACTATTGAGGAAGCACGCTCCGTAGAAACAAGTTTAGACCTCGTAGAAGGTTTCCGCTTTGACTCTGGTTATTTAGCAACCGCTTTTATCAACGACGAAAAGCGTGGCGTTGTAAGTTACGACGAGCCTATCATTTTAGTCACAGACGAAAAGATTGAGTCCGTAGAAACACTCCTACCCGCTCTTGAAATCGCAGCACGAGAAGGTCGCCCCTTTGTTGTCGTAGCAGAAGACATAGAAGGTCAAGCACTCGCCGCTCTCATTATGAATGCTATGCGAGGAACTATGCGAGTGTGTGGCATCAAAGCACCACGTTATGGCGAGGAAAGAAGAAATATTCTAAAAGACCTTGCCCTTTCAGTTGGAGCAACTTTTGTTT